TATGTGAGCTCGACGGTTCTTTATTATCTCATTTGTATATTCTTTTATGCATTCTAATAATATTGTCATATGTGAAAAAACATGCAAGTAGCAAACTACTTGCATGTATGTATATATTTATTAACCAGTAATTATCCAATGACGTCCAGTATAAACTAAACTATAAGTGCAAATTCCTGTGACGCCATATTGTGTGTGCTCAGTCTTATTACTAACTAAGAACGGTGTGCTGTCGTATGTCTGGAACATTAATGTTATAGTTTTGTTATTTGACGCATAGCATTCATTGACAATTTCAACTTTGTAGCCCGGGTGTATAGTTGTCTTTCGTGGCATGCGGATGTAATAAGTTGTGTCAACTATTCTACCATGTCCTAAATTCATTATGTATAGTCCCACACCTGCTGTTAAGTCACATATTCCACTGCTGTCTGGCTCAACATCGATTGGTAAGTCGTAACCTAGTCCATCTCCATAGTCATAGTAGCGAACAACTTTCTTTGTATTGTCGAAGCCCGCCCATGATTGGGTGCCATATTCCCAACGACGTAGCCCATTGTTGTCGAGTCGTATTCCATCATCACCGTAGCGTAAGTCAATAGAGTCATTGTAGACGCGGAAAAGCTTATTGCCTGTCTTTGTAATAAGTATTCCATCCCTTCCTATTAAGTTATAGTCATTAACTGTAGTGATGAACGTAAATTCGACAGTCATATATTTTCCGCTCCCCCAGCCTGGATTTGCGTTACTTGAAGATATAGTTATAGCATAGTCACCAGATTGTGTTATAGCTAAGTTTGTAACATTCAATGCTGATAAGTCTGAAGATGATGTAGATGCTGTAGTTGTGCTCACAGCTGTGCCTCCAACGTATAATGTACGAGTGAACGAACCAGAGAAGTCTTGTATGAGATTTGTCTCATTCATCTTCGCGGAGATTTGATTTATTGTTATCACAGTGCCTTGAGATATGTAACCAAGTTGATATGTTGCTGAACGAGTAGTCCCAGCTTCTCCACGCGGTGAACGCATATTGCATAACAATGATGCATTGACATTGCTTCCCATATCAGAGATACTCTTAGAGATTAGCTGTGTTGCGATTGAACCATTTGAGTTGAGTATTGTGATGCCTGAGTCATCGTCATAGACGTTAAGTGAACCATTTATATTTGTATTATCTGCGTTAAGTGTTATAGTGCCATTAGTAATGTCGATGCCAGTTTGTTGAAGTCCTTCACTTAACGTATTAACAGTTAATGAGATGGAGTCTGCTCGTTGGTCAATTTCACTGAACTTAAGATAAGAGTAAGAGTTTAAGTTGTTTACATTAAGTGCCAAGGCGCTCACAGTAGATGTAATGTTTTGTGTCGTCTGTGTCAATGATGTGTAGTAGCTGTAGCTTGTATCTGAGACTGCCTGTATAGAACGAGTAAGTCCGTCCTCAACTTCGAACAACGCTGTTGGACGATTTATCACATTAACCATTCTTGTATCAACAACGGTGTTGTTTGTGTCAATTAATTCAAGACGTATTCTAACAGGCTTTGATGATTGTGAGTACCAGTCTTGAACAGTGCCTGTCTTAAGCCAGTAGCCAGGTGTTGCGTCAGTCCACACAGCGTAGCCTTGCTCTATAGTTGTGCCTGTTTGTGATATAACTGTGTATCGTAATGTAAAGCCTTGATTGTTATTCTCATATGTAGTTGTTGTACCAACTGTGTGACGCAACTGATAGCGACAGCTGTATTCAAAGTCACCATTAGCATCAACCTCTGCTGTCTCATTCACAACGCCTAATTCATAGAAGTCTGCATCTGTGCCTTCAATTGATGTTATCACAGGAACATTTATTGTACCGTCTATGTCGTAGTTGCTGCCTCCAGCCGATATGTTGCCTGATATAGTAATATTGCTGTTTGTCACATAATAATCTTGTCCTGCGAACGCAAAGGTCAAGTCATATGTGTTTGTCATTGGGCTCCATGTGATGTTGCTTATGTATATTCCAGATTGCGCTGGCGCTGGTGTGCCTTGAAGTATGTCAATAGTTTCTCCAAACAATTCTATTTCAAGTGAATTGAAGTCTGATACACTTGTTATCATATTCCCATTATATGTTGCACCTATACGTATCATGCTGGGGAAGTTATTCAAATTGTATATTAATTCATTTTCGTCTGCTTGAAGAACTATTGTGTCAAAGTTGTTGTTATTTCCATCCTGTATTACGATGTTTGCTTCACGTTGTCCAGCGATGCTTAAAATATAGTCATCTAAGTTTTGAGTATTTCCTCCAGCTTGAACTTTGAACGAACCTATTATCTCACCACCATTTGCATCGAACTTAGTAAGTCGTTGTGCTTGTCCTAATGTGAAGTCGTTTATGTTGTTGTAATGTGCCCAAAGTGGTGCACGAAGCTGTGTATCAAGCCAGTTGTTGTAGCAAGACATGTAGATTGCTGAACGACGTGCTTGAACGCTGCTCATTTGTCTTGTATCACGTGCATTATGTCCAAGCATTGCAACGTCATTTCCTATTTGGGCTTTAAGATATGCTAAGTTTGTCAAGTCCTTGCTGCTCTGATGTCCGATGCTTGGAACGAGTGCAATGTAGTGGCATTCAGCCGTCTCTTTCAATTCCCCATTCTCATATATGTCATGTTGTACAGGTGCTCCAGCATATGAGTATGTGAACGCTGCATTCATTCCGTCATTGTTTGTTGCGCCAACCATGTACCACCAGAAGTTGTTGCTCACGTCGTAGTTTGTACCTTGCTTTGCTTCATTGAAGTTTGCACATATAGCTTGGTCATAGTTTTCCCACATGTTGTAGATTGTCCTGTCTCCATCAGTCGATTTGAACCAAAGAACTGGAACCTGTTCCTGTACTGGTGCATATGAGTAAGAGTATTGTTTAACATAGAAGTTTTCAATTGTAGCGTCGTCAACCTTGAAGCCGTCTGCTGGTGATAAGAGAACACTGCCTCCTGCGGCTTTTATCTTATCAATTATCAATTCAAAGAAGTGCGCTGAACCAAGAACTTCTAAGTCCTGAGTTGTGATAAGTCCTGAGTTTGTAATGTTATTAGAGATGATGTCTTCAAAATTAGACGTACCCTCTGCTGTAAGTCCGTTATGGAAGATAGCATCCCCATTAACCTCTAAGTCACCTGTATTCATATATTGGGCTGATAGTGTAGTAAAGCTTCCTGTGTTGCCAACTATAGTATTAGCATTCAAGTAAGATGTTGTGATATTATTGTTGTTTGTAATGTTGTTTGATATTATCTCATCAGCATTAAGCAAAGCTGTATTCACAACTGCTGGGCTTATTGTTTGCCCATCTACAGATGCATTCTTTCCGCCTCCTATCACAGTCACAGCTCCAGATGTAGTTGCTTTTCTGTTGTTTTCTTTTGCTTTTAGAAGAGTAAGAACCTTCATATGTATAGTATATATATATTTGATTATAAATAAGTTAATATTCCTTCATGCGTATTGTTGTGCGCATAAATTTAAGATTTGTCTCCATAGATAGTGGATAGAACGTCTTGTTTTGGAAGAAGCTCATTTGATAGCGTTTGAAGTACATTGCCTCAGAACTGTATTTCAACGTAGTCTCAACTGTGAGTTTAGGCAAGTGATATTCATTAAAATATTGTGTACAATATAGTTTTTCTGGCTTTGTCACAACGCCATTGTCATCAGTATAAGTTATCATTGTTGTGATTTGTGTTATTGGCTCATCATTATAGCCAAGAACGAAGTTGAGTGCATTCTGAGATGTGATGCCAAAGTTGTTTGCTTCCTGTTGTGTAAGTCCACTCATAAACTTAAATTCTATGTCATCTTTTGTCTCAACGTATTTGTTTTCTTCATCGCTCATGTATATGATGTCATTTTCTTGAAGTGGGTCATTACCTCCATTGTCACTGTACAATGTGCATTTCAATTCTCCAACGTATATATTCTCAATTAGATGTTTCATATTACCAAGTGTGTCCCATCCTTGTCCTGTAGTTTCAAGTGCTGGGTCATAGAAGATGTTATGACAATTAGTCCAGTCTTTGGCACGACGGAACCAAGTACGATGACGATGGTAGTTGTCATCCCAACCTGTAGACATTGGAGATATTATCTTAAATTCAACGTTTCCAGATATAGCGTCAGAACGTGATATTTCTATTAACTGTCCCTTTGTAGCATCAATGTTTGCAAGAACTGATATGTCGCTACCTATGTCATATTTCTGTCCAACTATATAGTCTCCAAGTTTTGGGTCGAATCCTATTGTGAATGTTGCTGTGCTGTCAGTTGTCCATTCATATTGATTGCTTGGGTAAGAGTAAGTTATTCCATCAACTGTCTTTTCAACTGTTGTCTCATTAAGATATTTGTCTCCTATACGAAGTGAACAAAGTAGAACGCCAACTTTCTCTATAGTGTCTCCAACACGATAGTCTTTGTATTCATAACGTTTGATGCCGTCGTCTTCAATGAACGGGTCAATGTTGTCAAGATATGGATTAGCGGATGGTGGCTCTGTGAACGTTGTCTGATTATAGTAGTCGCCTAAGTTTGTAACGGCCGTCTGCTGGTCATAGAAAAGTTTAGCGTAGTAGCCTTCGTCTTTTCCACCGTATTTGAACTGCGATGTATTAGCATAGTAGTCGACGCTGCCTGATTTTGTCTTTATTCTCTGATAGTCATATATTCCAACAATGAACGGAGATAGTGCAATTTTACCAGAGAAGACAAGATAGTAATGTATGTCATCATCAGTTGGGATCATGCTCGCTGCTGTCGTAGTAGTATAAGTACATATAGCCTGTCCTGATGCAACCATGTCATCCTCAACCTGTGGTGAGAAGATGTTGTTTGTTGATATTACAAGCCAGTTTGAATTGTTTTCTTTTTTCTGTGGTGTGCTGCTGTCATTAGCTGTTATCTTTCCTGTACTCCAAAAGTTAAGCAACGTTGCTCCAATACAATTTCCCTTTCTCATCAAGCACATTGGTGCAACATCCGATGTTGTCCACCTTGTGAACGCATTATAGTAGTAGCTCCCAACAGGGTAAGCTGGGTCATAAACTGGAGTACCAGTCATATAGTTTTGATTATATTGTGAACCACCCTGTGGTGGGTCATATGTCACATAGCCTTTGTACCAAGCTGCTTTTGGTAGCGTCCATTGATTTTCAGATGAACCAATTTCCTCATATGTATTATATAATGCTCCGTTGTTGTCACTGCATATATTTTCTGAATGTTCAATTGGTGTCCAGCCTGTAGTTGTAGCGATAGTATTAGCAAGAACTTGATATGTCTTCATCGTCCAAAGCGGATTATTAAGATATCGCATGTACCAGTGACGGAAGAAGCCGTCAGATGCATCCCATTTTGGTGGCTCATCTCCAACTATTAAGTGTCGTAGACGATTGAAGCCCTTTTTTCCCTTGGGTGCAAAGAATTCAGTCATGTAGCGAGTGGACTGCAGATATGGAGATGTCAAGTCTTCAGTGTCAAGTGGATTGTCAATGATAGTCTCTATTGTCTCAGGTGATGTTGATACAACTATTTTATTATAGACGTCTCCCATAGTAATGTTTGTGTCTGTGCTAGCATATGAGTTGACGCCTAATTGTACAACGGGCATATATATTCCAGACACAGAACTTCCTGTACGTATATTATAAGTGAAACGTTGTGTTGTTGTGCCATTATTTGCACTGCGCCATGTATAATCCCAGTCAAAAATATAGAATGCATAAGCTTTACTAGAGTCACGCATATCATACATCTGAACGATGTGCAAATTCAAGTAGCGCATCATTTCTTCTAATATTGCTTTCTTAGTCCAGATGTCTGATTGTGTTTCTCCAAGCCATGTATTGTCACTGATTTTTAAATAGTTGAAGATATAGTAAGATAAGTTTGAAACTGAAGAGTTAGCTCTGCGGCTTCCATCAAAGTATATGTTTGCTGTAGAACCAAGTATTTGCTGGAGTAACCATTTGAACGTATGTATGTCCGCAGCAGATTTTAATGTATTATAGTCTGTGTTGTCCGCAAGTGTTTGATATTCAATTACTTGTAAGCGGTCAATACAATTTATTGATATGTTTTCCCATGTATTAGCAAAGCCTTGATTATAAGTATTATGCTCAATGTAACCGTCAAAGATTACCTGATTGTCATATGATATTTGAACAGGTATGTCTGTATTGTTGTCTGCAAAGAGATAGTCGCCCAACCATATGTCTGTCACAAGATTGATTGTTGCTCTATGTGTAAGTATATGGTTGAAAGTATCATCACAGTCGAGTGTTATATTAACTGGGTCTGCATCAAAGTATATGTGTGTGTTATTGTCGTTACCAATTATTATATTCTGCTCTTCTGAGTCACATGTTATAGTAACATCTATTCTATGCTCATTGTCATTTGTTAAAAAGTAGCCGCTTATAGTCATAGTGTCTTATGTGTTGTTTTTAATTCATTTTTTATAGCAAGAACTAAGTCTGAACCACGAACCTTGATTGAAGATATAGTGACGTTGTTTTGTGGAGTTGTGCTTGAGTCGACGAGTTTTTCAAAGTTTTCATTTTGTCTTGCTGTCAATATTCTTTCTCCTGAATTAACATTGGCAATAAGCCTGTCACCTGTGTATGATGTGCCTGGTACAACACCACCATCTGCATAGCTTCCTGCTGATAGTTGCTTTATTTGTGCAACCATTGCTGCAACTTGGCCCAATCCTGCGAGTGAGAACGCGATCCATGCCCATGGGCCCATTGTTGCGGCCTGTGCTGTTGCTGTAGCATAACCTTGAAGTATAGTCGCGATAGTATTCGCAATTATCTCGCCAGCACGTAATGTATTATCATCTAATGCATCGCCCACAGAACCAAGTGCTGAACCAAGTGATTGTGTAACCGTAGCTCCAGTATTAAGTGCTTTAACTAAGTTTTCAGTTGCCTTTTGCTTCTCACCTAATTTTGCACTCTCTTCTGCTGCTTTTCGTATAGATTCACTCAATTCATTGTAAGATGATGTCAATTCGTCTATTCCACGTTGTGCTTCTGCGATTTCAGTGTCGCTAGCATCTTTCTTATTCATCATCTCAGTAAGCTTTTGTCTTGCTTCTTTTATCTTATTATATTGCTCAAGTGCTTTTTCTGCTTCTTCTTTCTTTATCTCAGGTAAGAACTGAAAGTCAAACTTAGTTTCGTCACCTTTCATTGCGTCTTCAACTATTTGATTTACTGCTGCCTTTATCTCTGCTCGTTTCTCTTCAGATATTCTTGGCTCAGGTGTTATTTCTAATTTATGATTTTCTAATTCTTCCTGTGCAGCGTAATAAGCTTCTAATGCTGCTTGTCGTGCATCTTCATCTTTTGCTTCAACTGCAAGTTGATAAGCTAATTTAGCTTTGTCAAATTTTTCTTGTAGTTGTTGTAGCATTGTAGTTGCTTTTTCTGGGTCTTTGAAGCCCCATTCTAATTCAAGCTTTGCTTTCTTTTCGGTCAATTCAGCGATTTTTTGTTTGAACTTCTCTGGGTCATTCTTAAATTCATCAGGTAGAAGTCCGTCCTTTGCTTGTTGTTGTAGTTTAGATATTTCATTAGATATACCCGTGATAGAGTCTTTTGCTGCTTTTGCATCTTTATCTGTTTTGTCACTTGAACCAGATGTGATATTTCCAACTGCGGTGTTTAGCTCAGCTGATTTCTTTATCATTGCATCACCTTGTGCATTAAGTGCATCGCGTTGATTCTCTAAGTCCTTTGTGCCTTGCTCATAACGTTTGTTTATCTCAGCAATTCTATCTGATGCTTTAGATAGATATGTATTCATCATTACAGCACCAGAAGCTGATGTGCCAACAGCTTGTGAGACGTTGTAGTCTCCTTTCTTCAATTCCTCAGCAATTTCTTGTGCTTTCTGAGATTCGCGGCTTTCTATTTCTATTGTCTTAAGTATAGCTTGTTGATAGAGTGCTTGGGCTTGTGCCGCATATGCTGCTGCCCTAGCACGATTTGTCATTGCTGCGATTAAGTCATCAGAGTATTTATTCAATAATTCCTCTGCTGTAGCAGTCTTGCCTAATATTTTGCGATATTCATCAAACTGTTTAGCATTATTCTTAATGAACTGATTTTTCTCATGCTCTGAACGCAATTCTTTCCATTGTGCCTGAAGAGTCTTATATTTAGTAATGCTCTCAGTCAATGTAGATGATAGTGTATTCTTATAAGCATCGAACGCCTCTTGTTGTGATTTAGCAACTTCCTCTTCAGCTTTCTGTGCTTTAACTGCTTCATTATTATGTTTTACGAACGCGAACATTGCTGCTCCAACTGCTATTATAGCTGTAGCAAGTAGAACATATGGATTTGCTTTTGCTGCCACGTTGAATGCTTTTTGTGCAACAGTAGCTCCTTTAGTTGCTGTTGTCTCAGCTATTATAGCCTTTGTCATCAGTGATGATTGTACACGACGTATTCCAGTCATTAATGCTGATTGCTTCTGAAGTGCATTTCCTATAGATATTACTGCGTTGAAAGTAGTTTCTATTTTAGCAAGTGATTTGACAACCTGTGACATTTCATCTTCCTTTCCAGTAACAGTGCCTATAGTAGTAGCCATTGATGATAGCATATTCTTTGATACAGTGATGCCTTCTTTCATCATGTCCCAAGCTGCAGTGTCACTAGCCATCATTTTTATCTCCTTGTTGACGTCTTCGAACATGTCTTGCAATTCAGCTGCCTTTTTCTTTTCTTCATTCAAAAGATTAAGTAATGCTTTCCCCTCAGCTGATTTTTGACGCTCAGAACCAAGACGTTTGTAAGCAAGTGACAAATTCATTACGTTGCGTCTTGCTTCACCTAATTCTTTCTTTAGCTTTCCATTCTCTTTTACAACGTCATCTATAGAAGTTGTGAACGAAGCATTCGCCTTCTTGGCTGAGTCGACGCCCTCAACATAGCCAGAAGTATTCGCTGATATTTCGTAGACGTATTTGTTTGCCATTTAATTATTTATTGGTTTTTTAAATAATATAATAATGTATAAGATATGTATTTAAAATAAAATTCATAGCCACATGTAGTTGGCTATGAATTAGTTATATGATATTGCTCTTTTATATGTTTCTTGATTGCTTCATATTTGTCAATTTCTTCTTGTGACAATTCAGGTGTATTATAACTATTGCGGTCTGTATAAAGTGGAAGTAGTCGCTCAGGTGTTATCTTATCATTCTTAAGATGTGGCTTAAGTGACGCCCAAACGTTGTATCTCATTTGCTCATATGATATTTTGTTTGCCCATGGTATTAGCTGTATCAATTCAAAAATTTCATATGTTTCTATGTCATCCATAAAATATTGATAGTTAATTATCTTATTCTCAACTACCAATAGTTTAAGATATTCATGTGTGAGTAACTTTACTTTTTTTTAGTCGTCGAATCGTCTTCTTCTGGTGCTTTTATGTCATCCATGTGTCGTATAGCCTCTGCTTGTTTAGTTACTTCCTCTTCAAGCCATTTAGAGAACCGTGCAGTGAACATAAGTCCACCATTGTCATCTATAAATTCAAGAACATCATTTAATGCAATGTTTTCATTTATGTCAAGATGCTCTTTTATGTTTTTTCTTTGTATTGCAGCTTTGATAGCGGCATATATTAGTGTAGTTGAGTTTGTATAAGAGTCTTTAGTTGCGTCAAAAGTCTCATTTGTCACATTCTCATAAATGAACCACATTCTTTGTGTTGGTTGTAAGTTCAATTCTTCTCCGTTGTATATGATTTTCATGTATTAAAAATATATGTTTCTTTGTTTTAAAATAGTATAAATAAGGTCTCAAATTTAACGATTCTTTATCGCGCCACTTGAGACCTTTTATGTTGCTGTATAACTAATTGAGTATTAAATATTTATAACGGTCCAACCGCTTGGGATGCCATTTTTTTCTTCTGCCAACTTAATTTCTGTGATTCGCTTTTTTTCTTTTTTACTTCTGGTCTATTTTGAATTTCTTTTTGTATTATACTAATTTGTTGTTTTCTTTCTTCTGTATATTTGATGCCTTTTAGTTTTTTACCTAGTTTTTCTTTTGTATTTGGATTATTCATATTTTCTTTATATGTGACCCAACGTAAATTTGTAATTCTATTATCTAAAGTATTACCATTAATATGATCTATGCATGGTTTGTTTTCTGGGTTAGGTAAAAATAATTCTGCCACTATGCGATGTAAACAAATATTTATAATACGTTTATATGCACCAGAAATTGGAGGTTCATATAAAACAAAATCACGTTTTACACGTCCATAATTACTAACTTCCCAATAATGTCCATTTGTTCTATGACCATTCTTATAACATGTATCTTTATAAAATTTCCATACTTCTCTCATTTATAATATGTATGATATATTTATATATTAATATAGTATAAGAATGGTCAATTATTTAACATTGGTATTATGACATATTAATTCAAATGTTCACTACTGTCCAATTAGCTGGTATGCCTGAATCACCTGATGGATATGTTGTATTTGTGTCTTTGTAGAATGTACCGGATGCAGCGACGTTGTACATCCACTGATATAAACATTCTGTTGCTGATATGTTTTGTGCATAACAATGTACTTCATTTAATGCTAAACAATCAGAGAACATCCATTTGCAACTTCCAGTATTTAATGTTGTTGCGTGTATTTCAGGTGAACGCAATAATCTCCAACAATTATTGAACATCATGCCATAACAGTATGGAGCTAATGTAGTTGCTGGTAATATTTGAGGTCCTTCAACCATCAATGTTTGCGAACCAAACATGTTATAATAGCAATAATCAGTAAGTGTAGTTGCTGGTAATATTAAATTTTTAGCTGAAGTAATAGCAGCAATTGTGCCAAATAATGATTCGAATGTATATATTTCTGTTAACAATGTTTGATTTATAAAATTATCTCCATATAATAAGCTCATTATATTTCCACTAACTTCAATATTCGCTGATGAAGTTGAGTATGCAAAATAATTTTTTGCTCTTGTACCATTAACAATAGGATTGTATGTAGTATTAATTCCTTTGAACATAATCTTGTCACCTGGATTTAAATCGCCAATTATTGTGCCACGACCATTGTTATATGATGATGTAATTTGTGTCCATGTTGTTCCATTATCTAAACTATATGAGATTGTGCGTGTTGCTAAGTCTTCTCGTTCTGCCCTGAATGAAAAGTCAATTACAGCCCCAGCTGTTGGTAAAATATCAAAAGTCAAATAATCTAAACTATAGTCATGCTGTGGACTTTGTGGCCAAATGAGATGAGAACCGTAGTAAAGCTGGGCAACTTGTGTGCTGCCAAACTTTGCATCCTGTATTGTGCTTAAATCAAAACCGTTAAACATATTAAATCACGATGTATAATGTATTTGAATCATATGAAGCAGGTAATGCATTCACAACTTCGATTTTAACACCTGCTGTAGTAGATGTAACCATAGCGTCTTGGAGTTTTCTTGTGGGGCAATTGCTATAAAAATATGTTGAGTTGTCGATTTGGGCTGTGTCAGCATAGTATATGTCACCGTTTTGTCGAACTTCAAACGCATTGTGTCTGGCAAGTGCACTCTCTCCATTTCCAATACTTGATAGTGTATTTCCTGCATTTCCAAAACTATTGTTAGCTTTTGATGACGCGTTAAAATAACCTTCTGCATGCTCTCCTGTATTTTGTGCTGTTGTATAGTATCCTTCAGAGTGAGATCCATCTCCAGAAGCTGTAGTTGAACGTCCTTCAGCGTGAGCACACCAATTAGTTGCTGAACTTTGTCTTCCTTCGGCATGAGCTCCCCTCTGTGAAGCTGTAGTTGTATCTCCTTCTGCGTGGGCATATTTTCCTCCTGCGTTTGTTTGATAGCCTTCTGCGTGAGCATTATCTCCTTGTGCGGAAATGTTTGTTGATGTTGTGCCTTCTCCCTCTATAACTGCTTGTGTTCCAATATATGGATCGTAATAAGTAGTAAGTGTATTAACAAGTCCTGTCTTATTATTATATGTATATTGTTGGAAGCCAGGGGTTTGTGTTGTGGGCTTGTTTATTAAGTCATTGTAGTCGCCTGTTGTTGCAACTGTTGCAAGTTGTGATTGAACGACGAAGCCTTTCCAAGTGCCCCAACTTCCATAAACTGATGTAACTTCCCAGTGATATGGTGCATGTGATGCTGATTTAAGAGTGAAATTAATTATATCGCCTTGTCCTGAAGTGACGTCAACTATATCAATTTGTAATTCAGCCTGTGTCATGCTTGCTGGTAAGTCTGTCAACTGAACCGTGCCAAGATATGATTTTCCTTCAGTTGCGGTAGCGTCAGCCTGTATGTCTGTTATTAAGTCACTAAGTGTATGTGTTATGTCCCAACCTGCAGGGATGGGCTCATATGTAATGACGTCATTTTGTGTAATGAAGTTTGTATCATTTTGGAAGCTTGATAATGCTGTGGGCTTGTTTTGTATATAAGCCGCTGATGAGGTGTCGGTCTCATTCCAATTCGACTGAACTTGTGTACCTCCACCACCTTGTATAGTAATATTACCTGAACCAAGAAGTGATTGGTTATTTATAGTCTTGATATTAGTGCCTGAAACAAGTGTCTCTTGATAGTTTTGTAAGTCACTTTGCGTTGCAAAGTTTGATAAGTCGGGCTTATTCTTAATATATGATTTAGCTGTAGTTGTTGTTGTATTCCAGTCTGATTGTACTTGCGCTGCAGGTATGGTTGGTGTGTTTGATAAGTCATTGTAGTCACCAGTTGTAGCGACTGTAGCAAGTTGTGTGTCGAGAACATAACTTTTCCATGTGCTTGGTTCTCCATAAGCTGATGTGTATTCCCAATGATATGGGGATGTGTTTTCTGATGTGAGTGTAAGAAGTATAACTTTTCCAAGTCCTTCAATTTCACTCATAATTTCAACTTGCATTTCAGCCTGTTGAAGTCCATCAGGTAAGTCAGTCAAATTAACTGTGCCAAAATATGATTTGCCTGATGTTGCTGTAGTATCATTGTTGATGTCATCTATTAAGTCAGCCAATGTGCTATTCAAATCCCAAGTTTCAGGGAAAGAACTATTTATCTCACCATCTGTGATGAAGCCCATATCATTTTGGAAGTCAGATAATGCTGTGGGCTTGTTTTGTATATAAGATGGTGCTACAGTGTCGGACTCATTCCAGTTGGCTTGTTGTTGTTCTGGAGTTTCGATTGTTATGTTGCCTTCACCAAGAATTGACTGGTTATTGATTGTCTTGATGTTCTCACCACTGACCAATGTCTCTTGGTAGTTTTGTAATTCTGTCTCTGTTGCATAGGACTCAAGTATTGTGTTAGTCTCTTCTTTTGTATAGTAGTCTGATAAGTCAACCTCACCAAAACCAACACGACCCGCTACATCAATATACTCAATCTCTACAGGTATGTTCTGACCTGATGTGTTAGGTATGATTAGAATACCTTCACGTGGTTGCACGTACCACCTCCAATGCAAGTCATCTTCATATGTGCCTTCTACACATATACCATATGATGTGTTATGTAGCATGCGATGGTCTACAAATGCTTTGATTACGTTGTTATACTCCGTTTGTGGTATAGTGAAGTCTAAATCTATACGTGTATTATGAACACTACAAACTAAGTAAACCTCGACGGACTTGCATTTAGTTAAGTCAAGATTCTCTACATCACCTTCATTCAAATGTGTAAGTATAATGTTGATATAGAAATCATTCCCTTGCGCAATTATTGGGCGTTGAAAATTGTTTGCCATAATGTTTGTGTTTCTCTGATATATTTGTATTTATGTTTAAAAATAATCATTTTATCATATATTGTTTAAAACAAAAGGGACAGATAGCTCTGTCCCTTAAATAGTTAATTACCAAATAGTTATGCACTAATGTATGTATAACTAAGTCCACCTTGTACTTGGAAAGTTGCTGTGAAAGTAGCATTGTCACCAGCTCCAGCTGTCACATTCAATGATGTGATAAGTGCATTTCCATATTCTTGGAAGCCAGCTTCTTCCCAATTATTTGCGGCTGGGTTAACACCAATAATATTTGTCTGATTAACAAGTGTACCATGTGCGCCAGTATTTTGGCTATAAGTGCTTTCACCAAATGAGACTTTACATGTAGCCATATTCTCAAAGACAGAGTTAAGTGTTTGATAGCCGTCTAATGAGTATAAGTTATCAGTTTGTATTTGGTAAGATTTATTTTGTGGTAATACTAATTCTGAGTCACCTGCATCTTTACATGTCACAGAAGTTGTGTTCAATGTCTTCTGGAGTGAGTGAGATGTAGCAAATGCGATAGGCTTGTCATCGACAAATACCATAAGGTGGCCACCTTTAATTATATCACCAGTAGTGTATGGATAAGTTGTTGCTGCCATAATTTTTTAATTATATCGATATATTTATAAATTATTTATTTTTTATATATTTTATTCAACTTGTGTTGTAAAAGTAAGTGTCTGAAGAAAAGCATCGTCTGTGAATTGCTCATTTGTAGAACCAAGTCGTATGTCGTTAATTCGTATTATATTAGGAAAATTTATTGTTTGTCTTTCAAGTATATTGCGAACTAAATTTGTGATTTGAAGCCCTTGGTCGTATTCTTCAGCATATATTCTAAAAGTTATCTGGACATTGTTGTCTTGTCCAAAAGTCTTTGTGTATATAGGTGTAATTGCGCTGCGCTCATAGATGATGAACGGGTAAGTTGTATCAGTCTTAGCGATAAGTGGAAATATTTTTCCTTCACCAAGTAATGTTGTCAAGTCTTCATTGTCGTTAAGAACCTGAACTATGTATTGTCCTGTTAATAAACTATTGTCCATTCTCTAATACTTGTGTAATTTTATTATATAGAACCTCCTGCATTATATTTATTGCTTCAGGTAATGTGCTTTCAACAGTAGGAACGAAAAAATTATAAGCTCCAAGTTGTCCTGTGGCTCTTGGTGTCTTTAGTTTCTTTCCTTTATATGTCTTTGCTTGACGTGCCTTTGTACCAGCTTCAAAGAACCTTGTAATGAATTGTCCTGAACCTTTTTTATTGGCACCAAGTATATGAACTTTAGTTGAGTTTGTCATTCTATCGAACTTTCCTTGTCGTACAGCATCAATTAATGTATCATTCCCTGTTATCTCATATTTTCCATTTATTGTTTGTTTACGTATAGGGCGTGTTGCATTTGGGACTTTTGAAGCTAAAGCTCCTTTAACTTTATCTTTAATTATATAAGCTCCAACATTTAGTGCTGTACTAGTAATGTCAGGTAATATTTGTGCCATTCTTTCAAAAGATATGTCTAATTCTCTTTCAAATATTGTAGGGTCTGAAGTTGTCATTCATTTATTAAAGTTGTTTTTATCACAATGTTGTTAAATTCGCGGCTTCTATCTATAGATAAGATTTGCCATTTCTTATTGTCCCAACGTATTTGGTCTGTGTCCTGAACTGGTATGTAATGTCTAACAATAAATTCGCGGTCGACGTTGTAGAAAATTTCTTCATTGTCAACAGTGCGACTCCCCGATGAGTAATTGACACGTGCCCTTGTACTGCATCTATATTGATAAGCTTGAGTAAAAGCTCCGCTTGCTGTACGTGTGTCGTCAACCATATATATCTCTATACGTTCATTAAGGTCAGAAGCTTTCATTTCTTGTTATGCAACTGAATATTTTTTATATAATTGTGTCAATACAAAGAATGCTTGAGGAATTTCTCTATTGTCACCACTTCCATCATTATCATACATATAACTTGACAATATCAACAAAGCCATGTACAATGACTTAGGAAGCTCGCCACTGTTCTCAGCTGCTATGTCATCAAGTTGTGTGTCAAGGAAATCCTGTAAGAAAGCCTCAGCTCCATCACCTATGCTTTCTAACAAAATATCGTCTTCAGTGAATGACTCATCTATACGACATTGTTTCTTAATCATTTGTAGTGTTAGGTAGTTCATCTTCGTAGTCGTTTTTATTTATTCTATTTAACCTGTCATTTACATTAGATTGGAATTTTACCATCTCATTCTTGAAATGTGCACTAATTCCTAATACAGCAAGTGCAGTGCTTAACCATAACCCATCTAATCCGATTACACTAGTTGGAACTTCAAGCAATATGATAAAAGAGACAAATCCTAATACTACTGATGCAACTACTAAACTTGCTGCAATAGAGAATTTGATTTTATCACCAATACCAAGTTCTTTCCACTTTCTATTATCTACAGATAAATCCCTCATTTCTAATAACTTAATAAATTATTAATTTTTTAAGAAGTAGAGTCCTTAAATGAACTCTACTTCAAGTGTACTTCATAATTGAATTGGAGTGAAAACGTATGTTCCTGCTAATGTACCACTGTATTGGTCGTTTGGTGTAATAACATAATTCAGTGCGTCTTCATCATAAGTTATTGTGAACCAAATTTCACCACCCCCATCACCATATTCAACGCTCACAACTTGTGGGTTGTCTGGGTCTCCATCGTCTGTAACATTTGCTGTTGGGTCATTTACTGCCTCACTATTTAATGTAACTGAGTATGCTGGGCTTTCAACGAACAGTCCTGCAACTGCATCACTATGGAACACATTTGCGTCAACCAAGTTGATTGTTATTGCACCTGTCTGGTCATCTAATGATGCTGAGTTTTGCAATGCTTCAATGGTGATTGCAACTCCAGTTGCAGGCATTGTGAATGTCCATGTAGTGGTGGAAGCGGCGGTAAGTTGTACATCATCAGATGTCAATATAAGATTTGTACTTGTGTAGCCTGATGCTGCTGTCAATGTAACTGTGTCACCTTCATATGCTGATTGTGCAGGGTCTTGAAGATATTCTTCTCCATAGTATGTGATTGAGTTTTCAGGAACTTGAGTAAATACAAATGTACCTGTTGTAGCAGGATTTACTTCAACTAAGTGTTCAGCAAAGTCTTTTACTGTCAATATCATGTAGTAGGCTGTTGAGTCTTCATTCCATATTGTAAGTATTGGTGTTTCACCTGAGTCATCATATACTGGATTGCATGTTATAGCATTTCCATCGAGTGTTGCTGTGTAGCGATAGTAACCTTGTCCCCATTCAACTAATGTATAGATTTGGTCTGTCACAAAAACTTTTGTTTCTTCATCTGTGTCGACGATAACAACTTTATCGTGAGAAGAACCATCTGTACATGCATAATTCTTAGGAACTATGCTTAATTCAACTGTTGTAACGTCAGGGTCTTCAACTGCTGTGTGAAGCTCTAACCAGTTCAAGTCACGGAAGTTGCATGTACCTCCAGTGTAAGATGCGTTGTATTTGTGTACGTCATTCCAGTCGAAGAACTTGTTGTCCATGTCATCAGGGGCAAGCAAGTCTGTTGTAACGTTGTTTTCAACTGAGTTGTAGCGATAGTCTTCTTTGATATATTGCTCACATCCATCAGCATAAGTTAATGTAAGTTGTACAGGACCTGGGCGGTGTAACTCATCATTCTCATGGTCTTTCCAAGGCTTTGCATTGACAGTCATTGAGTTATAGTTGTAACCAAAGAGTTTGTCAGCAAGAGTTGTGTTGATTTCCTTGTAAGCATCTAACTCATCATACTGTATAAGGTACTCTGTCACACCTTGTTGTTCTGGTATAGCTGCAGCATCTTGGTTTGGGAATATATAGCATGTATTGTTATAAACGTATCCTTTCATAATTTTGTAATTTAGATATTTTTAATGTATAGAGCACCGTAATGCTCTATACACAAGTTATTGGTTATCAATAACTATTATTGTGATACAGTACCAAATGCGAATGCAACTGTACGTGCAGGCTTAAAGTCGAAATATGCGTTGACAATTAATCTTACGCAGCCTTTTGATGCCTCTGTGTAAGGATCGATTGTAAGTTCGATGTCACCCCAGCTACCTACAACAACATTAGAGAAGTCACCATATACGAATAAGTTCTCACCAACATTAGTAGTTGTGAATGCAGGAATACCATCCATTTCACGTGCTTCATACACGAAACCTGAATTGTTAGTACCTTTAATCATTGAACGGAACTTAGCTTTTGCTTTAGGTGAAAGTACATACTTCATCTCACCGTATACGTTCTCTTCTTCAACACCAGCTTCAAGTTCACAAACATCTTCGAAGTCAGCTACATAAGTAGGAGATTGGTTGTAGAATAAACCAGCAGGTTTCTCTGTGTCACCAGCACCATTGCCGAATAATGTAGCTTCTAACTTAGCGTTGACAGCTTTAACAATGTCACGACGGATAGCAGCTTCAACACCAATAGTGTCTTGAGCAAGCAACATTTTGCTTATACTTACAACTGCTGATAAGCGTTTTGGTTGTAACTTAATAGAAGTGAATGTGTTAGCTGTTGCACCAGCTTCATCGATTTCACCTTCCCAGCTAACTGTATTAGCACCCATTACAGGAATTTGAACATCACCCATTGGAAGACCTGAGTACCAACGAGCTCCAAGTTGTGTAAGCACTGAGTTTGCATACAATGGTTCTAAGATTCCCTCTATCTCAGTTTCTACAACTTCATCATGTACACCACCTTCACCAGTAACGGCAATTGCACGTGTCTCAGCAGGTAAAATGATAGATTTTTTGTTTTCAGCAAGAGCTGAACGGATTTCTTTTACTAAAGATGTCTTTTTCATAGTATTTCTAGAAATATTTTTATTGCGTTTTTCTTCTTCATCGTCATCACCGCAGGATTTTGTCTCTTCATCCTTTGGAACGATTTTGTCTAATTCTTCTTCTAAAGCCTTGATTTCTTCCTTGTCGGCTTCAATTTGGGATTTAAGCTCTTCAACTTGCTTTTCCTCATCTTCTGTGAGGTCACGAGTCTCAGCTTTGCAAGCTTCTACAATAGAAACAATTTGGTTGCGTTTCTCTGTTATTTGCTCTTTGATTTCAAGTATTTTTTTCATAGTATTATATTAATATAAATTTATATTATATTTGTATTTAAAATTATACGATAAATTTTTTACAACCTTCTTCTAATTCACTTAATATACCATCGAGTTTCTTGTTTATTTCTTCACGTCGTTCTGATTCTTTGTCTTTCAATATTTGTATTGAACGTATTTCTACATCTGTTGCCTCATAGGCTGGGAGTTGCGAAAGGATAGATATCTCATCTAACATGCGTAATGAGTTGATTTGTCTGCTATAAGTTCCATCGTGGTTGTCTGACCATATGTCATCATCTGTCCAGAATGCAAAAGATATGGCGTCATAATCTCCACGACGTATTCCTTCAAGCAATGCATCACCAAATACTGTATTAGGTACTTGTGTCTCAAACTCAAGTCCACGTTCAGTCAACATAAGGTCAAGTGTACCTTCACCAAACTTTGAACGTGCAAATGTTCCATGTGATGGGTCGTGATCAAGATATAACTTTATGTCCTGTGAACGAAGGAAGTCTTCAGTTATTGCTGCATCGGAAATTGTCTCATAGAACTCACCACCCAACAACTCTGAACGTGTGTTCACTGGTATAGCCAATCCATGTATTGTGCGGCTATCACTATCAGCAGTGAACTCTGTTGTTATGCTTCGTGTCTCTAATTGTTTCATAATTATAATGTTATGTATTTGTTATTCATAATGGAATTTGTTTAATTTTTTATCGTCCCATACTATATGTTTTCCTTTATTCCATGTATTTTCTATTTTTTTACCTTTATTCCATGGTGTTTTACCATACATAGGGTTTTTTTGACCAAGTTTAGATTGTCTAATTTTTTCTCTTGCTTCATCTGTCTTTTTATGACCTGGTCTTCCACATGCTGAATTTCCTTTATTTGCAATGCTTATTTTTTTCCTTGTTTCATCAGAAGTTATATGTCCTTGTAATGATTTAGCTCTTTTTGCTTTTTCTTCTTCTGATTGAACTCTACCAACCAATTTTTTACTATGTTCTTTACAAATAGAATAACACATTGCTCCACCTTCACCACCTTCACGTAAATTAATACAATATGATTTATTTAAATGCGGATGAATTAATTCATATTCTGCTTTGTTTAATTCTTCTTGTGAATTATAGAAATTCAATATTTTACGATAATAATCATTTGGGTATTTCTTTAAATACTTTTTTAGAAGTTTACCTGAACCAATATATCCATCACATAAATCATCTGTACTACGTTTACCAAAATATAAACATCCATATAGACTTGAATTAGGATTTGTTAAGTAAACTTGATATGTGTAATTGAATTTCTTCTCTTTTTTATTCATCCAAAGTTGCTAATGTATTTGTATTAATATCACTATAAGGAAGTATAAGTTTATTTCCACCATCAGTTTGTGGTAAACCTAAAATCTTGCGTGCTTCATTTGGTGTCATTAAGGCATTTCTAACAAGTGTACTAAGATAATTCGCTTGTTGTTCTTGGTCTACTGATAAGATTGCATTTTCATCAATATCAATAAAGTATGTTCCAATTTTAGAAGGCATAATCAATTTCCTATTCATCTCTTCTTCCATCATTGTAACATAAGGTGCTAATGTATGGAGTACAAGTGCTCTTTGTGCTTCAGATAAATTTCCATATACATTATGACGTAAGTCACCAAGAAGCAATGGACTAATGTTCAAGAAACGTGCAATCTCTGTAATGTTATATTCACGTGACTCAACCATTGCACTGTCTTTAGCTGATGAAGAAAGTTGCTGGAATTTCAAATCTGCAGGAATGAATATCGTGCCTGTTCCTTGTGATTGAGAACGAGCCTCATCCCATGACTGGCGTAAGTTCTTAATCTGTTTCTCAGCTGTACCGACAACAGGGTTTGTTGTGTTTGTTGTGATAAGTCCATACAATTGTCCACCGCTAGAATAGTAGTCAAGTGCTGACTTCTCTGTGCTCTCCGACAACTTGATTGCTTTATATGCATAGTCACGTATTGGTGTGCCATTGAAGCCATCACGTGTGTTCATATACAAATGCATGTAGTTAGTACCATCATCCCAACGAGTAGAGAATGCTGGGTTCATAAAGTACATGTCATAAGTCAATGGATTGTAATACATTAATGTCTGGTTAGCAGGACTATAATGCAATGTGTTGGGCTTCCCTGATTCTGAATCACGTTCAATATATATAAAACCATTTCCATGAAGTATTATGTCTGTTATTACATTCTTTACCATGTTGAAGCGCGTAATCTTTGCGTCATCAAACATATGGTATAGGTAATTTGAGTCAGGCAATAAGTTATCATCCGCATCTTTGTATAGCCATTTCATCAATGCAATAGAGTTTGATATAATGTTTACACCTGCAAAGAATGGACTTAAGTTCATGGCATCACCTTTCATCTGTCGTAATAAATTAGAAAGAGATTGTGATTGTGCATCAGGTTGTGGTGTAGGACATGGATTCACAGGCTCACTTTCTTGTGAACG